CCATCAGGGAAATGGTGGTGATACTATGCTCCCGCCACCCTCAGGCGGGATATGAGAGACGTAATTTATACACCCATAGGTCTCGGTTAGCGGGTGTTTACACTAGATTAGAAAACTTAACGTTTCTTAACCTGTTGACCTATTTATAATACTACAGTTTCCTCGCCCTGTCAAGTGGCCAGAGAATTATTCTGGTTTCGTTGGCCAGTTGATAGTCAAATCTCCATTTGAATTCCAAGACCAGTTATCTGTCTGACTTGTTATGTCCCTTAAAGCTTGTCTATACGTTTTCCACGTTGCGGGAACGTTTGTGTTGGTTTCTCTTGCTTTAATTACAATCCAATCTGTTTCCTGCAAAAGTTGATTTCTTTGAGACCTAACAGATTCTAACATTAAGCTGTTGGTATCTTCTTCTGCCATTAAATTGAAATCATCTAGAGAAGGTTTGTCTCCAGATAACCAAATCATATCCTCATAAAGTCTTGATTGATTATCTGGGAACGAATAATCAACTCCTTCAACATATCTCTTTTTTAAAGAAGAAAACCAGTTATACATCGTTTTTTACCTATTTATCTTATCCAAGTAGTATATCCTTGAGCATTTTGGCCGCTGTGGGTGGTGCTATACCAACCTTCATAAGACCCTTCGTTACTTCCATGACCTAAGTATGTTCCAGATGAGGGATCTGCACTAGAATTTGAAGCATATCCACCAATCGTTGTTTGGTTTGCGTTTGCACTAAAACCACCATTAGTATAGTCCTGGTAAATATTGTCCATAGAAAAATAGTTTGCAAGATTGAAGCGACCACCACTATTACCACCCCAAGTTACGTTACCAGAAGACCATAGAACAACATCAGCTTTTGATGTTGCTGGAAATTGAACATCAACATAATTTCCTCTATTACCAGACCAAGTATATGTTCCGTTTATGGAATTATCTCCAAATCCATAAACTCGAACTCTAGTAAAACTAAAAGTACTATACCAATCACCAATAATGTAGTCATCATCTGGATCTGCAGTTCCCAGTGCTCCCAGAGTTCCATTTCTATGTAATGTATATGCTAAATTTAGTCTACTAGTTCCACCTGGAATTGTTGTGCTAGATGCATTGTTGGAAGAAACCAGGATCCATCCACCATCATTAGGATCATAATATAATTCTTGAACGTCACCATTAGAATTTGCAAAATAATGAAGTCCTTCAAGGGCACCATTAGATTGAGCAGTTAATACACTAGCATATGGATTTGATGCGGTTCCTAATGGAGCATTTGTTGATATCCATCTTGCACCATTGTAATATTCAACTGTTTTGTAGTCAATATCACTATTATATCTTAACATACCAGCAACAACATTGCTAGAAGGTCTTTGGGCAGTAGTGCCAACTGGAATAATAATACTACTAGTCGAGTTGACATGTAATGTTGAACTAGTATTTGGAGTTGATGTATTAATTCCAACACTAATATTTCCAGTACCACTGTTTATAAGATTAATATTTCTATGACTTGAAGATAACCAATCAATATTTAAATTATCTTCACTGCCATCAGTGCCAATGGTTACACTGTTATTATTATCACTATCCTGAACTCTTATTTGTGGATATGCTCCGTTTACATGAAATGTATTTAGTGGATCTGTTACTCCTATACCAACATTACCCTCTCTAGTAATGGAAACAAGTTCATTAGATCCCCAAGGACTACGGTCAGTTCCATAGTGAATTCCCAATCTGTCACTTAAATTAGCACCCGTGTTTCCAACATCATACCATGTGACTATTCCCCACTTATCAATTAAAGTTCCATCGGTTGTGTTTACATACCTACCCATTCCAATAGAAGTGGCCACCGTGCTATTATCGTCCGCACTTAATAAATCTAGACTACTATCAATACCAGATATTAAAAGTTCTGGTCCACCAGAAGCGGAAACAGCACTAGAATTTGGTCTGCTGGATCCAGGAAAAGCAAGGTGAAGATTAGTAACTGGGTCATCTGTTCCCATGCCAATATAACCATCTTGTTTTATTCGCATCGCCTCAGTTAAGGTGGTGCTATTATCTGGTGTTACATGAAAACTCAAATAAGTTGCACGATCACTACTACTCCAAGTAGAGAATGATTTTGCTTGAATTCTGGCACCTTCTCCAAAAGAAGTCCCATCAGATCCAGAAAACTTTATCTGACCTAGTGTATTATTAGATACTGCTGCTTGTGTACCAAGTGTAGTAGATCTCGATCGTTTAAATTCTAATATTCCATTGCCATCTGCTGCTGTACCACCATATATTTCAAATCCAAGAGTACTAGTATTTCCATTAGTACCAGATTGATATAATGTTACATCACCAGACCCAAATCGAACTCTTTCTTCTCCTTCAGTGCCGATTCTTAACTGATTCGTATCATGTCTATACTGAAGATATCCTTCATAACTTGCATCACCATTTCCATCAGCATAAAATAAACTACCAACCCCAGTTGTAGGAGAAACAATTGTTAAATTACTATTGGATGTTGTGCTTCCTAGAGCAAGTTTTGTATTAGATCCATAATAACTTGGATCAGATATATTGATACCTAACGATCCCGCAATATTTTCATCCGTTTGAAGTTGATACTCAGAATTAATATTCTGAAGTTTTCTAACTTCTACAGTCAATCCATTTACAGGTGCTGTGGTAAATGTAAGTATACCATTAGAAATTGTGTAGTCTGTTGTTGGTCTCTGCGTAACGCCACCAAGAGTTATCAACAAACTCTTTGCTGACACATTAGTTACATCAGCTCCATTGAGTTGAAGTTTAAAATCTGTTTGAGTTCCATTAAATCCACTACCAGGACCAGGAGAGTGTGGTAATGGAGTGTCAAATATATCAATATTTGTAAAAGTGCCCCTGAAAATATAAGGGTCTACACCTTGATATCCCATGTTGACCTCCTATTATGAACTTTCAAGTACACTAACAATTACATCAGCACTCGTAGCTGTGTCAGATTCGATCTCTAATGCATCTGATGCTTCGAGAACTAATTTACTTCCTGCAATAAATTCAAAAGAAGATCCATTCGGAATAGGAATATTTCTAATTAAATAAATGTCATCACCTGTATTTTTATTAACCTTTACACTACATAAGATCTGATCTCCAGTAGTGTTTGATAGATTGCATCCAATTACAACAGCAACTGTAGCTGCTGGACATGTATAGACCGTGGTCAGGGATGTACCGATTCCTGTATCTGTAATACTTTTAAATACGTTTGCCATTATTCACCTCAACCCAGGGCAATTGCAAAGACAATGGCATCATCGATTGATGCAGAAGCAGAATCATAGTTAGCAATCAAAATAACTTGATCGTTTGCAGGTGTTGCACCACCACTTTCATCACGAATATAAATTTTCTTATCAGCTGTATTTACAGCAAGTTCCCCTCTCTGAAGATCACTCAGAGAAGGGACCGATGAGGCCGTAAAACTTCTTTTTGGTTTAAAAACAGTGGCCATTGTTTATTGCTTTTGTTACTATTTATCAGGCTGTTTTGAACAAATATTGACCGAACACACGACCAATAGATCTACCAAATGTTACTTTCCATGTTTGGAAAATAGCAATAGTATTCCAATCGTTAGTTGCATAAGTAGAAGATGAACCAGGAGATGAGGATGATGTTCCAATCACATTAGCAGAAGACCAATTATGTGGACCAGGCATAAAATACACCGCGCCGCCAGTTTCTCTTGCCAAGTTAATATAATCCCATCCGAATGTGTCTCTTGCTAGAGGACCGACACGGAAATTGGTATCACCACTTGCAATGTTTTCATTAATTGGATGACTTAATGTAATAGTATTAGTTCCAGAATCTACATTCGTTACCGTAATGTCATATGGAATTCTCAATGTGTTATTAGATGATGTAATGTCATATACATAGTTACCAACAGAAATACCAGACACATCAGTCAAGACCAGTGTTGTGTCTCCAGCAGTAGCATTTGAAGCAAGTTCTTTACCAAAACCATCAACATATCCAGTTGCAGGAATTGTCGATTGAGGACTAAATGAACCAGTTTCGCCCAACATTGTATCAGGAAAAGTTGCTAAATTAAGTTCTCTGACTCTGTAATCAGTTGCTTCACCAGCTCCAGTAGAAGGATTATATCCATTCATTACAATTATTCGGTATTCATTTGTAGTAAAAGCACCACCAATTATGGTATTTCCCATTGTGCTGTAATCTTCATCTTCTGTTGCACTTACAACAATAGTAAAATCTTCGTTTAAAGATGAAAATACTGGATCATCGGAAGCGATTGTTAATGTATCACCAACTTCAAATCCATAACCACCGATCGATACACTATAACCACCGATCGATACACCACTACCGCCGGCATCAAATCTTATATTAGCAAGTACACCACTTCTAATTCTATTGGGGGTTGAATTTGCTCCACCAGAGGCAAGAACAAATTTAACATTTCTGTACCACCCAGTAGGAATCGAATTTAATATACCAGCAGTAACAGTTGCTTGAGAAGATAGGTCAAGTCCAGATCCAGAAACAGCACCAACAAGAGGAACAAACCCACGGACATCAGCAGCAGGAACACCAGTTTCACCAAAGTCTGGTGCTTGTCTGATGTATGGTTCTACACGGTTTGCAATAGTACTTGCAATGTAACCACCAACCATACCAACATAACTTACATTATTGTCCTTTAAGGTCTTTAGTGTAAGTTCATAACTACCACCAGGAGTTGTTGGTAAAGCAGGAGATAGAATAGATTGTTGATTAGAAGAAGCAACTACAATACCTCTAGCACCAGATCTAGGTTTATAATCATCACCACCATTTCTAGAAACAGCATATAAATTATAAATTGTGTTATAAGAATCTTCCTGAATGCCATTAACAAAAGCACCTGATGGAGTTGTTGCATTACCAGCACTGGAAGTATTCGGATTATATCCAGTTCCATTATTGTTGGTAGCCCAAAAATACTTAATTCTTTCATCACATGGAGTGTAGAAAGTATATGGCACAGAAAGTCTTTTAAATTTCAATACACTGTTTGATGCATCCCAACTTGCTGTCGATCCAATAGGAATATCAGATGTGCTACCACCACCAGCAGTTTCTCTCAAAACAACTTCATACGGACCAGTAAATGAATGATTAGTTCCAGATCCCAACGCAGTTATGTTGATAGCTGGCGTACCTGCAATTGCGTCAGATTTTGTTGATGCTAATCTAAATCTGTTGTTATTAACACGAATTACATAATAAGCATCACCACTTGTCAATCCCCCAATAGATCCACCACCACCATTATTATAGACAACTTTATCACCAGTACCCAACTTGTGATTTGAAAATTCGATATAATCAGAACCAACACTCACAGAAGAAGCATTAGATGCATCTAAACCAAAAACAAACTGTCTATTATTCCACGCGAATAATGTATATCCAGAATAATTTGCAGAACCATCATTAAAAGAATATGTTGTTGTACCAGAGGATAATCCACTCAATGAATTTGCCATTTGTACAACAATTAAATCTCTGTATGCTAACTGGAGCATTTCAGAATATTTAGATGTTGCAATTCTATTGCAGTTAGCATCATCAAGATCAGCTTGGTTTACAGAACCAATACCATTTTCAACTAGAGCATCATTCAAAGCAATTGCAGTTGCTGGATCAAACAACCAATCTTGGAAAGCACTCATACTACCAGAGTTATCGGTAGTAAATGTAACGTCTACCTGTAAAGATCCTGGGGCGACAGAGCCGCCACCAGAACTTTTCTTCTCCCAAAAACCTAAATCTGCCATTTGTTAACGTTCCTCTTTAATAATTTATCAGGTTAAGTTAACCGCATTTACAGCATAAACAACTTTTCCGTTTGTTACATAATAAGTAACTAGGAAGTATTGACTTGTTAGGTAATTAACTGGATTACCAGTTACAGGATCAACACCACGGAAAGTATCAGTTACTGGCTTCCAAGTTGCGGTTGGGTGAATACCACCAAGGTTAACGTTAGAATCATATACCAGAAGGATTTGTCCACTTCTGCCAGAGTATTCCACCAAATCAGTAATTCCACCAAGAACAGCATTTGTTACGCTAGTGGCACTGTCATACCATCTGGTATCTGTTGGATCATATGGTTGGAAAGTAAAGTTGGATGTTTTAACGAGACTATTAGCATCTGTAACTTCACCAGCATTACTCGTAGCATTATAAGTTGCTACAGTAGGAATATCCGTACTCAGCAGTGGCCAAGTGATTGGAACTGTAGTGATAAAGGCGTTTTTGTTTGCCCAATCATACAAATCTTTAGGAGAAACATAACTATCATACTCATTTTCGAATTGAGTACTTGTAACGGCAAGATTGTACCAGTTATCAACTGCTCTCTTAGCAAATCCATAAATTCCAGGACCAGCGGCAGGGAAGTTTGCAGTATTGGTAAATACGTTAGATGCAATATCCAGTTTGGTATTGACCTTTAGAGTTCCAATAGTTGCGGTTGTTGCCTCAAGGTTTGCAGTCTTAAAGCTGTTTTGTTGTGCAGCTTGTAGATTTGCAAGAGATTGAGTCAGAGTTGCACTGAAGGAAGATGGGTTAAAGGAAGAAGAAGCAGAGTTAGAAGATAGAGATGCGGGATCTCCAAAGTCAATCAGTTTATTATCAGCAGATGTCTTAACTCTTGGGAAGTTTAGAGTGTTGGACTGATTACCCTTGGTGTCAATAACTTGGTTACCGATGAAGAAGTCACCCTGAGAGTTAGTACCAGAGGAGGCAATAAAACCACCACCAGATTCTAGACCTTGAGCATTAACCTGTTCTTGTGCAGTAAGTGTCTCTGTTTGGAACCTAGGCAGACCAGTAGAGTAGTTACCAGGACCGATACCAACATATTCCCATGTATGTCCAGAAGCACGTAAAATAGAAGGTCTGTGAAGGTTTACAGGAACACCAGCGGTTGCACTAGTAGTTACGTTATTACCGAACAGAATACAACGAGAAGTGAACTGAGGAATATTACCAACAAATTCACTTACAGAACTTTGGTCAATACCATAGTCATTATTATCAGAAACAGAATAAGGAGACTCCATCTTGGAATCAGTCAAACTAGAAATACCAAAATATGTCGCAAGATTCAACTCATTAGACAGGGAACCACTAATAGATCCGCCAGCAAGAACGTTGTTAGCAAAATTCTTAAATGCTTCGGATGTAATAGAATATTGAGTAATACGATCATAACCATCGGCGGATAGATCTGTATCTAGTGCAATGGTGTTTCCAACATCTGTTCTGTATCTAGACTCAGATGGTTTTGGATTCCACTTAGGATTATCAAGATCAATCTCTGGATAGAGGTAATTAATATTCTGAGAAACACCCCAACCAGTTACTACAGTATCGGCAACAGTGTATCCGTTTCCAGATGCTGTTTGGACACCATACTTAACGGTGTTTGTAAACGTAGATCCATCGGTCTTGGTGATAACATTACCATCAAGAACTGTTAACAGATAATAACCGTCTCTTCCACCAGCACCGAACTGATATTCGATGATTGGTTCTACGTTATAAACATAGAAAGTTTTGGATCCAGTGTTTGTGCCATTGTATGTAAATGGATATACTGCACCAGTATCTCTCAATTGAATAGTGAATCTAGACTCTGGTGGTTTTCTCTTGACAGTTCCAGTGTTAGGAAGTTTGTAAATGATTCTCCACAACAGTTCTCCAGAACCAGATGCTTGTCTATTATCTTGAATTCTCTTAATTTGTGCAGTAGTTGTTGTGTTAGAACTGAATTCAAAATCATCAACGAGGGATGTTTGACCATCAGCGTTAGAATCAACTTTCTGTGTAAGTCTTCTTAAGAGAGACAGTCTGTCTGTAGTTTGATTTTCAATCGTCTGGGTAGTATCGATTGGTTTATATCTTGCACCAACAGCAGAGTTTGGTAGATAACCATCTGGTTTAATGTTATCAGCTGTATAAGAAACATTGTTAAGAGTTCCGACACTGGATACTCTAATTACCATAGGAGCAGAGCCGACTCTGGTTCCAAGACCAGTAGCAACACCATCATATAGGGTTAGTTCATTATTTACAGAGAATCCAGAACCAGATCCAGTACCAGGAGTACCAGGAGTACCACCATTCGTTGCAGGATCAACAGCAGTAATTTCGTTACTGGAGTTGATAGTAACAACAACATCGATTGGATCGGATTGTGTAGTTGGTATAGCAGGATTAGTAACAGTGGCAGTTATGGTGTAAGTACCAGCAGCTTTGTCTGGATATGTATTACCAGAACCAGAGAGGATTGTAAATCCTGTAGGAATGCCAGATACAGTTACAGATGCAGGAGCACGGTTATCATTTACTAATAGACAAACTCTACCCAAATCATCCCCATTACCATCAGTTTGGGTATATTCCCAAGCATAATAAGTTCTTACATCATTTTTAGTTGTGTAAGTACCAGTTCCAGGAGAAATTCTACTATAAGTTACTGTTGGATCAACACTGTTTGTTGCATCTCTAGCACGAAGTCTAGCACCAAATAGTTCATTAGTAGGATCAGCTGGTGTTTTAGAAAGATTAGCGTAAATTGCTTCTGGAAGTCCATCACTATGAACTCTCTTACCCATAGAATAATTTAGACCGTCAACCAAAAGTTCAGCTTTGGTGATGTTACCAGATCCATCTTTAGTGTAAAATTCTGGAATATCCCCTTCTTTAACTTCAGACAAACCATTGATCTTAAGATATACTTTTTTGAACAGTGCTTTGTCAGAGTTGGCAGTTCCATTATAGGCTGTGATCGTATGACCAACATCAATTTCACTAATTCCAATTAGATTATCATTAGTTTCATCAATACCTCTAGGAGGAACGACACCAACAATATAACCACCAGCATCTTGGTCAAATGCAGTTGGTCTATGAGATACTGCTTTGAGCGAAGTATTACCAAAGTTAGAGTTGGAGTTGGTGATAGACATATCACCACCAGTTTCAGCAAGGAAGTGATCAGCGTTACCAACAGCGAATACAGAAACTACCTGAAGGAAAGCGTCATTGGATGCTTTGATGTGATAGTGTCTCCAGTCATCTCTATAAACAGAATCAGTATCAATGTGATATTGATTACCATTAGCATTTGTTTGCGTGGTTCCCAACGACAAGTTAGTACCAGTAAATGCTCTATCGTCTTTTTGCAGTCCAATACCAGTGTATTGTGCAATAACCATAGATTTAAATCCAGTTGCCCTAGAACCGTCTGCATACAGACCGTTCAGGCCCCAAACAGATCTCAAAGAGCAGTTGAAGACATATGGAGAAGCGGAAGAAACTGTGTCAACCAATGCAGCAGCAGAGATAGGACCAACAATTCTGTTTTCTTCTACTCTTTGAATATAATCTTCGGAAGAAGGAGCTGTAGGAGGAGTTGTTCTAGTTACTGCAGCAAGACTAGATGGCGTACCGATGGAATCGGTAATAATTTGCATAAATGCAGTAATTGCTGCCTGAATATTTGCACAAGATAGTGGAGATGTATTAGATCCAGTAGCAGGGTCAGCAGTAATAGTAAGATCTTTTACTTGTGTAAGAGATGTGTCACCAGGGTTGACCGTAACGGTTACGTTATTGATAATTTCGTTTGCAATATTTGCTGCTTGATTAAAAGTATAGATGGATTCGGTTTCTTCGCCAACCAAGTGTTGTAAAACACCACCGTTAACATATAGATCGGCAGCATCATAAACTTTATCGTTACCACCATAAGCAACGTTATATGCAATTGCTTCAATTACATCTTCAACGTCATCTTCACAATTAACTCTTCCACCAGGAACAGAGAATGCAGAGAAGTTTGCAAGCATTCTACTTACAGCAACTTCAGCGATAAATCTCTTATTAGCTTCTAGAAGATTTCTTGCATCAGCGTGTCTATTAGACTGTACGACGATATCATCGTTTGGACTATACTTATCAACTTTTTCGTAGTAATCCTGTAGATCTGGATAACTAGCATACTCAAAAACTGTTAGTTTGTGGTGAGAGCATGGGAATACATCTGCACCAACATTGGTATAAGTCGAAGATGCACTCTTATAAGGTGCTGTTTCATTGTTATCCTTAATAGTAAGTTGCCACATATAGCAACCACCAGTCAACCTGAAGAGTGCTGTTGGTTCAGCAGAAGCGTCAACAGGAGAAGGAATATACTTAGGACGGATGATTGTCTTACGGAGATCCATACCAACAATGGATGTACCGCGAGGAACAATAACACCACCTTCTACAGAGTTAAATCTGTAGATATTTTGCATCAGAGTTTCATCTGTATAAGAGCTCTGAAGTAAAACATTTGTAGCAGATCCATCACCAGGGCGGTTATCAATATAATACTCACCTGGCATAACGATGATAGTGAAGTATTCGAATAGGTCAGCACCATATTCTCCTGTTTCATCACCAGGACCATTTTGCCAAGACTGTACTGCGGCTTCTAAAAGCGCTCTTTCAATAGTTTTAAAAGGTTTGTTTAAAGATCTACCAGTGTTTGTAATAGAGTCAGTTGCTAGTGTGTCAGCCTGACTGACGTATAGAGTTCTAGAACTGTTTGTGACGTTAATGGAAGATCCTGTCGAACCAGTAGGAAGAACAAGACCAGTAGCGTTAATAGAAAGTTTTACTTGACCGTTGGAAACGAAATCAATTTGTCCGTCTCCAGAACTGTACATACCAGTATTGGTATCTCCAGTATAGCCAATAGATGGAGCTGCGGGGGATCCCTGAGGTAGAATTAGTTGTTTTCCATTTGCAATGGTAAGACCATCCGCATCAAACGTTACAACATTAGTACCATTAAATTGGATTGGTGTTGTAAAACCTGAAGGGAAGTTGAGACCATTAGGACCAATACTTAGAACAGTAATGCCATTCGAAGTAAAATCAGTATACCCCTCAGCACTACTATAAAGTCCAGTATCCTCATCACCAGCCCAAGCTAGTGATGGATCTCCAGTCAGACCAGATGAAAGTACAACTTCTACACCTTTCGCAATACCGCGAGTAGTTACTTGAGTTAGTGACATGTGTGCAAAGCCCTGGTACTATCTTTTTTTAGTCAAAACTATTTATAACATACATTATTCTTCAATCCTGTCGGAATCGGTAGATCCACTGGTTGAAGTTTGATTATCAAAATCTTCTTTATCGAATAATCTAAATGATTTTCCTGTAAAGTGATTATGAACGTAAATTCTATTTCCCCAGGCTACTGGTGTAAAACTGATACTATAATATCCTACATTTAGATCATAAATTGGAATAGGAAACCCGAGCTCAAGAGATTTCTTTTGAATCTCACGTTGGGTTTCGTTCATTTCCGATTTTTCTAACTGTTCTTTAACAATTAAAGTATTTTGTTCTACTAACCACTCTTCCAATTTTTGTTCTTGTTCAACAGAAAGATTGAAAGATACACCAGGAAATTCTACAGGTAGTTTATTTTTGTCAGACATAGCAAAATCAAATTCAAATTTATTTATAGGACGAGAGGGACTTGAACCCTCACAAGCACGATGCTCGACAGATTTTAAGTCTGGTGTGTCTACCAATTCCACCACCGTCCCAAAAAGGGCCATAGTCAATTTTGGCCCAGAATTTTTTTCTCGGTATTTTTGTAACTAAGGCCCGATTTTCCCTCAGTAAATATACTCGATCATGTCATCAGTCAGTGTTTCATTAACAAAGTTACACATTGCACTGAAGTCACGGGCAGATGCTTCTACAAGTTGAAGTTCTTCGCCGCGATTACCAAGTAGACTGATAGTACGATTCAAAATATTAATTTTGACACCAGCAAGAGTAGTGTCTTCGGGGATGTCCGTAATGTTCATACGTTTCATTTAATTCTCTCCTACTATAACACCAGACCCTTGGTCTGTCAAGGGCCTAGACAAAAGTATAAATTGTCAGTAAAATAACTCTGCCAGGGTTGATAAGAAACTCTTAGCAAGTAAGCTTAATAGCTCCTGCAATGTCAATGTTAATCACTGGTGTTGCTTTAGTTTGAATACCGATGCTAGTTTGACTCTTAATGCCAAGAACATTCGATATATCAGTTCCAAGTAAGTTTCTTAGTTTTGCTGCCAAATTGTTTTCTGCTTTTGCTCCAACTTCCGTTTCTTGTGATGCACCAATTTTAGTTCTGGTTTCATTACCAACTGTAGTATTTGTTTCTTGTCCCAATTTAATTTTGTTTTGAGCACCAGCAACAAGGTCACTGTCAGTACCTAAAGCTGCTCGAGCAGTAGTACCTAAATTTAATTTAATATCAGATAGACCACTAAGTTTTAAAATATTTAAAAGTGTGAATCTATTATTATAAGTTGAAATTTCGTTGATAGATCCAGTTGCTACAGTATTATGTTCCGTACATAAATTTGTAATTGTTGGTGCAATGGCATCAAACTGTCCAGAAGCGGAGATACCAACTTTAGAACCAGCAATTGCTAATCCATTATGAGCAGATAACTCAGAATCATTTTTATAAATTGTTTTGTGCTCTCCAGCAAAAGTAAACTTACTTTCCCTAACAGAGTACATGTTCATTTGACCACGAACTTCTAGGTGATAGTTGCCACCTACTTTCAAGTGATAGTCCCCTTGGACTTCAATGTTTGCGTTACCTTTAACAATAACATTTTTATTCTTGATAGTAATTTCTGTCTTGTCGTTGCTATTAGTAACTCTCACATCTCCATTGTCATAAATGTGAGTACCAGACTTACTAGGTCCGTGTTCAAGAATCAGTCTCGAAGAACCAGGGGTATCATCCATAGCAAGAAGGTGTCCAGACTCTGATGCTTGGATAAACATCTTAGAGTACTCTGGAGACCATCTTCCTGGTATTACATTAGTAATAGAGAAGTTAAAAGGACTACAATTATTACCTGTAATATCACAAGTACTCCAATCAGTTTGCATTGGGTCGTCTGTATCTCTATTACATCCGATTCCTAAGAGTTGAAGAATAAAACCAACAATATTACCAACTTCCGCTAAGTCAGATAAATTTGTAAGAGATTCAATTTTTCCAACAGATTCAATCAAACCTTGAATACTATCAACAACACTCAAGATAGAGTTGGCAACTTCTACTAACTGGAAAATGGAACCAAAAATCTGGTTAACACAATTTTCAGCAAACGCAACCCAACTTTCGGCAACAGATGCTAATGCATTAAGTGTTTTGTCAACAAACTCTTCGATAAATCCTTCGATACCACCCATGATGGCATTAACCAAAGCTTCATCTAAAGTACAACCAATAGTTCTCAATACCTGAATAATAATTTCGGTAACACCTTTAACAAATAATGGAATTGGACTGATAGATGCTAAACCAATAGCGTTCAAGATCTCAGTTACTTTTTTCATGATATAAGCTTTGAGTTGGTTCACGATATACCAAATCAAATTTTTAATAATCATAAAGCAGTGTTGCATTGCTGCTTGTAGATCTACTGCTTTATCTGAGAACTGACCTACTAATTCTTTTGCTGAAGTTGTCTTTGATATAAATTCAACTTTTGCACCCTTCTTGTGGGCAACATCTTTTGTCTTTTCCATCCCCCTCTTTGCGAGGGTAAGACCAAATGAGTTTTTTCCGTTGTAACCTATGATTTCACTGCCAATTTTTATCTTTCCTCTCGGGGGAAAAGACTTGGAGTTACTAACTGAAATAAATTGAACTTCTTCTTCTAAATCTCTTGTCAATACTGGGTTACCAGCATTTGGATTATAAATTTTACCTGTCTTAAATACATTTGCTAGATCATCAATGCAAGCTTGAATTTCTCTAGCTACTGTATTAGCAACACTATTTTTACCATCAGCAACAAGGTTTGATTTCTTTACTCCAGATGGATTTGACTCTGAACTTGGTAAAGAAGCTGCAGCTGTAGATTGACTTACAGTTTGATCCTTACCATCATTTGAAGTTTCAGCTTCTGCTGGTTGTCCAGTTTTTGTTGCATCACTACCTGTATTCGGTTCACTTACATATGCAGCATTGATACGATCTTTATTGTTCTGGGTTCCTTCTTGTACTACTTCTTTGATTTGACTGAATAACGTACCCATAACAACTGGTTGTTGACAGTCTGGGTAATCTAGAAAGAACCCCATCACAAAACTGCCTGGTTTCAGTTGACTTGCAGCGTTTCCAACTCCACTTACAGCTGGGTTTGTAGTTGGTTGCATAACCAACGCCCATGGAAGATCTTTAGGTTTTGTATCCGATTCGTGAAAACCTAAAATGTTTACTTTTACTCTCCCTAATTTAGCATCCCTGTCGTCAGCATTTACAACAGAACCTAACCACCAAGAGAAATCTTGGTGACCTAAGAACGCTGGATTGTCAAGGGTTGGATTTAATGACATTGATTATCAGTCGTCGAATACTTTGCACTCAAGTGCAGATGGATTTGCATCACAATAGAGTTCCAGAGGAGTTGGATCGTGATGATCTTCTGGATGACGTTCTGCGTATGCTTCTAGTTCTTCCAGTTCGCCTTCAATATGACGACGACGTTGTGGGGAAAGTTGTGGGTTGGCAAGTTCTTCTTTGTCTGCCTCAATGTGTTTTTCAATACTATCCATTTTTAGTTACCTACGTTTACTTGTTTTTCTTCGGACTTTTTATCAGAAATATTTTTACCGCCGAAAGAATCTCTGGTTAGTGTTATCCGAGTACTTAACTTATCTCTATTTATCGAGTGTGTAACTGAATTAACTAGATACTTTCCACTAAGTCTAGAATCTTTTTTAACCTCATTATTATCTGACTTAGATGGTGATGGTACAGAAACTTCAATGATGTTACCAGCTCTGATGTCCAAATCTCCTGGGACTGCAACTTCTAATTTGTTATATTCCATGAAATAGAATCTATAAATTGATTTCTCAAAGACTTTATTTGCTTCATCTATATTATTTTTCTGTGATGTATCTTGATTTTCATTCCACTTGCCAAATGTATTGATTGTTGTTGGTCTGTATACAAGTCTTGAAGATCCTTTGCTGAAATCAACTGGACCATCTGATCTATATGGTTTGAGATCGCCAAGATGTTTACTATCATCCCAGAACTCATCAGCAGTTGTTCTAAACATCCTATAAGTTCTGTTGTTGATGTCTATGTAACATGCATCGTGGGAGAAAGATCCAGATCTGGCGTCATCAAAAACATTAAACGCTTTTGGAGATGCGTATTTAATAATTCTGTACTTACTACCAGAACTAGGTGTGTTACCTTGGGCGAAAGCATATTTTGTGGAGACATTTGGATATTGAGTCTGCTTAATGAGACCATCAATAGATTTGAAATGATATCCGTCAAATCCCTCCCAGAACAAATATCCAACGGAGTCTTTATGTCCTACAGAAACTGTTCTAGACCTAAACCAAATAGCGGTATCAAAGAATCTCCAGTTTGGAATATACATATCAAACTTGTGAAGACTCTCATCATATTTTAATTTTTTCTTGCTAATAATCTTTAATTTTTCTTCTATGAATTCATGTGCTTTGACACCATCAAGTCTTTCTGATACTCGGAAGGATTCATTCCTGAGTGCCTCATAACTACAACAATGCAAAACATAAACTTGATTTTTCTCTTGCATTGTTCTACCGTCAATACTATAGACATAAAAATTTAATGTCCAAAGTGTTGCACCACCAGAAACTTTTATCTCAATTCTTTCTTGACCCATCAGGGGAAGATTACCAATTAAGTTCTCTTCGATATCTTGCAGAACTACGGTACAATATAAACTAGTAGCAAGTACACTTTCTTTAAAAGTTATCTCGCCAATAAGTTGTTTGATGTCAATAGCATCACCATATCCATTCTTAACTACTGGATATAGTTTTATACTTTTTAAACTAAAATCTCCTTCAAACGTTTGTGACATCAGAGCCCTCTCTTATGGCTTACTTTTCTATTATTTAGCCCTCTAGGCGCTTGGACAGCATTGAAATTAGTATAACTTGCAATTGTCTGTCCGCCGTTATTGATTACTATTATATTAGATTTTCTATTTCTAGATCTCTTGCTCTGTACCATATCCATACTTCTACTTGACATTGAAGAAGATCTTTGTGGTATTTGTTTTCTTATGCTGGATGATGGTAAACCACCACCCTTAGATCTAGCGGCATCAAGTGCAGCATAAACTTCTTGTGGTGTATGTCCTGCTCTATTACCACTACCATAAGCAGAGTTTCCATTTGGTAGAGGAATTGATGCCCAAACTTTTGCCAGTGATGTTAGAGCTCTAACTCTATCCGTACTTTTCCCGTCAATATAATCTGCAGCTGCTGGAGCATCTCTTCTCAACAAAGCCATTCCAAGTTTATCTTGAACATCTGGAGTGAACTTTGTTTTTGGATCTATTCCAGTATCCCTGACAATTGACTTGAATGTACTTGGAATAAATTGATATCTTCCTACAGCAAACAAACCATAGTTTCCTTCTTGTGGATTACTCTTATTCATCAAGTAATCTTGTCTTTTTATAATGTCTTCAATAGTGAGGTCTGTTAATTTTTTACCAATTTTAGAACTAGAATCTCCTGTACTACCAACGATACGATTTCCTTTAGTACCTTGGTTCATGGAATTATATCCACCTTCACCTTTAGCAATAAATGCCAATATACCTTTAGCACCACCAGCAACTGGAGCAATAGTTGGAGTTCCTTTTGGTTCTTTTGGATCTGCTTGTAATGGTGTCTTACTTAATAATTTTTTTGCTTCATCCTCACTAATTTTCATTTTCTTTGCAACTTCTTTAACGATATCAGATTCACTTAAATTTTTATTTTTTGATAACTCTGCCTTCAATTTAATAGCTTCCATTCTTCTTGCTTCTTCTGCGTTTGGTGGCTTAGCACTTTTATTTTGCATCATGTCGTAGACTCTATCACCCAACCATTCACCAATAAAAGATCCAATCACACCACCAATAAAAGTACCGACACCAGGGAATATAAGAGAACCTAATCCACCACCCAACCAAGAACCAAGACCAGAACCAATTGCTCTAAAAATAGCTTTATCAATTGGCACTCCAAATGCCATACTCACACCAAACGAAATCAGTGGACCGATAAATGGAATTTTTTTTACAACCTTAAGTGCTGGTTTTACTAGTGCTCCAACTGCTTTCTTTACAACTTCAAATCCAGGTTTTTTTAAAACCCTTAACATTGCATTACCAATCTTACCAAGTATTCCACCGCTTGCTTTTGAAAATGCTCCTTTAATTCCGTTAAAAACTTTAGAGACAATAGAAGAAATTTTTGGGAAGGCAAACTTTAGTGCATCTTTTATTCCTTTCTTCTGCCACTTCTTAAAAAATATATTTAACTTTCTGAGTCCCTGAGTTTTAATAAGTTTCTGGACATCAGTAAATAATTTCCATGGTTTTAAGAAATATCTAAGACCTAAAACACCAGCTGCTACCTTAAAGAATCCAATGACTCTTTCTAAAAGAGTAGAATCTTTACCAACTAATTGTGAGAATCCAGTTAATAAATTATCAACAGAACCAGTAACCCACCAATCAACAAAAGCAAAAATATGTTTTACACCTTCTACAATTCCAGTAAGAGTTGCTTGATTTTCTGGTTTTGATATCCAATCTAGTGCCAAGAAACCAAGGATATCACCGATAGCACTGAATAAATTACCACCAAGTTTTTCTGCCTGTTTCTTGACACCACTACCAGCCTTTGTTAAAAAACTAGTTGATTCTTGTTTCTTTTCTTCTTCTCTTGCTTTCTGTCTGGCTTTAGTTTGGTCTAATAGTTTAAAATATTTTTGTTCCAGTCTATCTCTTTGTTGTCTCTTTCTCAACAACATCAATGCATTTTTTCGCATCTCTCTTGCTGGATCTTCAGTTGATTCATCCTTTAGTTTCTCTACTTTAACAATAGCAGAAGTCATCTGCTGTTGTGGTTTAATAACAGCAGATGAAGTGTTTCCTTTAAATGGAACTATAGCGCTTGTGATTGCCATCAGAGATTAACAGGGTAGAATATGTGTGATAAATCTGGAACATTATCACCGAGAGAATAATTACCAAATGTATTCTCATCAAAAGCGGTTGTGAAGTTTGGTGCAGTTTCTTTTGTAAATACAGAACTGAGTGGTGACTCATCAGCTGATGTGAGTTTATTATTTTCTGTTTGAGATTTATCCAATTCTTCACCAGACATACCACCCATCAGTTTACTAAATGTAACTAAAGCATCGGAAATACTAGGGAGTTGGAAACCACTTTCTGTAGTTGTGGTGTCTTGTTTATTTTCTTCCCCGCTGTAACTAGAATCCAAATCTGTCTTTTCAGTTTCAGCAATAGAAGAAGAATCTGCAGTTGTGGTTCCACCAAAAGGAGCTTCTTTACTATACTTACTCAGTGGATTAATTCTAGACAATACGTTTGACTTTGATCTTCCAGTATCTGCTGGATTTTTGGCAACCTCCCAGTGTAAGTGTGGTCCACTAGATCTACCAGTGTTTCCAGTGTAACCTAGGACAGTTCCCTTGGAAACTTTTTGTCCAGGTTTAACTCTTGCTGGTTGATTCATATGACCATAGAAGTTTCCAAGTCCAGTTTTATTATCAATCCAACTTACATAGTTACCATAACCACCATCATATCCAGCACCTTCCACAACACCATCATTAAATGCTTGTAATTTTTCACCCACACCAGTTCCGATATCAACACCCATGTGCATACCAGGAGACAGGGCAAACGATCTGTTACCCATAGAAGAAGTAACAACGTGTCCACCAGCACCATATCCAGGCCCATTATGTTTGTTGGGGAACATACCAAAGTTCAGTCTGTCGAGTGCAGCAGTTCCAATTGCAGATACTACTTTCTTATTCAAAACATATTCACCACCCTCAGCATTAATATCAACACCGCCCTTAGAATGACTTGGACCCTTTAATGCACCACCTTTTGACATCTTCGGATTTTCTTCTCCAGCTTCTGGTGTTGTAGCTTTTGGTTTATCTTTCTGTGATGGTTCTGGTCCTGGTGGTAGAGGGGTTGAACCTTGTAAGTCTGAATCTGATACAGGAACATTATTCTTTGGTTCTTCGATTTCAGCCGTATCCTCTTTAGCAAGTCCTAACCACCCCAAGAAACTGCCAACTAACTTATCTACAATTCCTTTAAAAGCTTTTGGTATCTGACTTACATAATCAACAATTTTCTTTACAAGTTCTGGTACGGTCTTTGTAAAGAAAGAAATAAACCCATCAAACTGGGCAAATATTTCATCCAGATCTAACCATTCAAATGTAAAGAATTCTTTTATACTGTTGACTACAGTTTTAACTCCTTCTATGCCAGCTATTACGGTGTCTACCGTCCAATTCCACCCAGTACCAATTGCATTAGCAATAGTTGTTGCGAAACTAATTACACCTTGGAAAAATTCAACAATTCCTTGGACCTTCTCCTGATTTTCTGGATTGGAAATCCAATCTAGAATTTTGAATCCAATAAACTTCATCCCAAGATCCATCAGGAACCCAAAGATTCCTTGTGCTTTTTTCTTCGCACCTTTTACTAATGGATTTTCATTCTTTTTAGTTCTTTTTTTAGTTCCAGTCTCCTGTTTTGCTTCTTCAGCAGATGCAGCGTCTCTTTCTTCTTCTCTTGCAGTATCTAAAATTCTATTTTGTAATCTATCGTATGCCTTGTTCTCTAATACTAATAGTTTTTCTAGATACTCTTTAACTTTTGCTAAATGATCTACTACTTTATTTTGAGAGTCCCCTTGAGAATCTTCAGATGCATTGAATCCCTTGGATGGTGGTAACGCAGCAACAGCTTGCGATGGTCCAGCAGATAAACGTCTGTCAGTACCTCCACCGCCGCCGATACCACCGCTACCACCTCCAACAAAACCTTTAAATCTTGCCTTTCTTTCTTCTGGTGTTAGGTATTCTCCCGTTTCTGGATTGATACCCTGAACGTTTGCTTTATAAGCATCGGAAGTTTTGCCAACCATGTTCTTGGCAAAATTCTTCATACCACTTTTAGCTGCATTAGTTGCAACTTCTTTTGCAGCACCGGCCGCCGCAGCTCTAGTTCCTCCTGCTAAAAGTCCTCTTGCTAGTGCTCCGCCGATTGCTGGTAGTGCCATTACTTATCGATTATTTTGTGCTTTGATTCGTTCATTCTCTTCTTCAATGTACTCAATCAACATTTGAACGTAAATTTCTCGTTCCCATGGCATCATATTCTCCAGTTGTTCTAGGTCCCACTTGTGATGTTGAACCATTACAAAATTTGTTCTGTAAAAATTTTCTAGAGATTCATGTGCAAGGGCTACGCGAAAAAACTCTGCAAGCCCTCAATAACAACTTCACTATCAACACCTGTTACAGGGTTTGTGATGTTAATTGTATGGGATAATTTAGGCATTGTTTCAAAAAATTCTTGGACCTTTTGAAACTGAATACTATCCATGCTTTCAAGGAACTCTAAAAGTTCTTTTTTAGAAAAACTTTTAGTCTCATATACATCTTCACCCTCTACAATTTGATCCATACAACCGATGGAGAGATCAAAAATAGATTCTACATTGGAATCGCCAGTAATATTATTCTTCACGAAAGTTTCCATGCTTGGATACTTCATCACAACTGCAACATCATTATTCAATTTGATGATATTACTATGATCTTTTGGTTTAGTGACCTTGATAGATTCGATATCAAGAGTAACATCTACCTCAGTTGTTTTGTCATCAGGACAAATAATTTTCAACTGTACTTCTTCACCGACAGATTTTCCACGAATATTTAAGAATAGATATTCGATATCAAAAACAGCAAGATCATCAACTTTAATTCCTCTAGTGAGAATACAGTTTTTTAAGATCTCTTTTACAGCTTCCTGCATCTGTTTTTCATCTTCCGACTCCATTGCAAGTAGAAGAATTTTTTCTTCTTTAACTAGGAAGGGACGATATTTAATTTTTTTCCCTGTCGAAGGAAGTTCCAACTCATATGTTGGGGCATTTAACTTTGGTAAAGGCATTACGACAATGATATAATCTTGAAATATTTATACGCTTAATCTTGGGGCAATTCAAAAGAAAATAATTGTAGTTCTGGTAGTGTACTTACTTGCAAAGATTCATATTCAAAACTTACCGAGAATTGTGTGAGTGTAGATTCACCACTCGTTAGATTCATAGAGTCAATTGTTTTTGGAAAAGCATTTTTCATCCTGACAGCATGAACAGGAACATTTTCTCTGAAATAAGAATTAGCATTTGATTCTGTATCAAATACAATTCTCTTTCCAGGAATTCTAGCTGCCCTAGATCTGTTTCTCAAACTAGATGGACCTCTTTCATATTTCACAACTATAATATCGGAGATATAAGAATCTTTATATGAAGTTCTTAGTGGTCCAGTGTTAGATGTATTGCCCCTAAATCTAGAATATGGATAAATGATATTAGTCCACTTATCAAATATCTTTCTGATTGTGGAATTAGAATCCATCAGAAAAGTTACATTGAATTCATTGAATACCGCACCATATGCATATTTTAATTGAGGAGTATTTGTAACTCTATATTCACTATCTGCCATTGTAACGCCAGGCATTGTACATTCTGTAGTAAACACTCTCATTAACTGTAGTGCTTCTGGTACTGTGATTTCACCATCTTCAGATGCACCTCTAAAGGTTTCTAAGAACTCACTAAAAACTCCGGCACTTCCAGGCAGTTCAAATAAAATATCATATAAGTTTGAAGTACTATAACCGTGCTTGACTACAGTAGATTTAAACTCATTGTAGTTGCTTATCTGAGTTATATTTGTGATATTAGTTACAGCCATTACTGTTTTGCTCCGTTCCAGACTGCTGTTTTACTCATACCCCCGAAGTTTTCCACAGGCATAAAAGCAGCTGTTTTATAATCATCTTTATTTATGAGAAACAATGGAGTTTCTAAACCCTTACCTAGGTAATTATGATAGGCCCTTTTGGGTACATTGATTAGAACTCCATTCTCCAAATTCAAGGCAACATTTAATCTGTCCCTTAGATTCAAGTAATGTAAATTAATTCCTCTAAAATTACTTCCGCCAGATGTTACATATACTAACGGAAATCTATCATAAAAATTTAACCTCTCAGCATAAACTGCTCTGTACTCAAACATGTACAACCCACCAGTGGAAGGTGTCATTGTTTCTTCTAGTCCAGCAAGATCTTCAAATAAATCATTGTTCTGGAAAAACATCCTTACATTTTCCCGATACCAGTTATATGATCTGGGTGTATCTCCTGCTGCCTGTTTTATTTCTGTAAAGATACTCATATCTTAAGTTCGTCTTCGGTGATTATCATGAAGTTCCATTGTCTGTCCTCACAAAATTCCGATGCTGCTTTCCATTTTGCTTGGTTCTTTGCGTATTCAGTTACTTCATAGATGTATTTTTTAGTTTGTCTCTTTGGTTTTGGCGGTGGAGTTGTTTGTCTTTTTGGTTTGACTTCAATCAAATACCTTTTAATATTACCATTCACATCCTCAACCTTAATATAAAAGTCAACAAAGTATCTGTGAATTCTATTGTCAAGTGGAGATCTGTATGGAATTACAACCTCCTCACTGCCCCACTCAAGAATACTATCATTCAAATCACAGTATTTCATGAACTTTAATTCCCAAGATGATCTGTAAATAATATTTTTATAGTCACCTCTATACTTACGAATATTTCTTGGAATATATCTACCCTTCAGAGTGTTCATATATAGCTATAGGAATAGATCGGTTAGAAATATTTATGGCGTCCAAATCATTCGCCGATGAGCTACCAAATTACCTAAGGCAATTTGCAGCTAATACTGCTGTTAGTGGTCAAACTCTTGGAGCCACTGGTAATTTGCAGTGGCCTATTGGTCTTGGTTATGATTATATGCAGATTGATATTGTAGAGTTTGTCAAAACAACAGAACTACAATTTCAAGCTACTGGAGCAACTCAAACTTCTGGTACAGAGGGTGCTGAGGCAAAGGAAGGAGAATCTGGAATACAATATTCTGGTATTTCCACTGGTACTTCTTATCTCTCTAACATCCAAGCACAAAAAACAAATACTAATGCAGATAAAATTGCTACAGTAATTTTACCTGTACCAAATAATCTAAACTATAGTGATTCTCCTCAATACAAAGAGGGTAGTGGAGTGGTTGGAAAGATTCTACCATCAATCGCAAAAGGAATTATCAACCAAGAGTCTGCAGCTGGTATCGCAAAAGATGTTCAGGCTCTAGCGGGTGGAGGAAAAATTGGTCTTGCAATGAAGGCTTTAGATTCTGTATTAGGACAAGGTGGTGCTGCTCAAGTAACACAAAATGGTTTTGGTAAAATCATGAATCCATATACCGAACAGGTATTTAATGGTGTTACGATGAGAACATTTTCTTTTGACTGGAAGTTAGTTCCTAGAAATTCTTCCGAAACTGCGAACATTAAACAAATTATTAAAACACTTAGAGCATATGCCCTGCCAGACTATGCATCTACGTTGGGTCTAAAAGAAAATAGTGAAGCTGGTGATAGTGGAAATCTTTCTGATCGTTGGTTAACCGTTCCCAAAATTTTTAGAATTGGTTGGAGAAACGGAGATGACAATACAGAAATTACTTCTCTGCCAAGAATCAAACCATGCGTTCTAACCAGTGTTAGTATTAATTACACACCAGATGCTGTTTGGGCGACCTATGTAGGTGCTGACCCAGTTGCATATAACATGACGTTAAACTTTACAGAAACTGAGATTATTACTTCTACCGAAGTTCTTCTAGAAAACTACTAATTACTCAAAATGTTTTTCGATTCTCAACCAAATTTTCTTTATCCAGACTTTAAAGAAAAGGATAACTATAAGTTATCTAAAAATTTATTTCGTCGTGTGAGAGCGAGAGATAGTTTTAATGCCATCTATTCCTCTTCGGTGCCATATACTATTAACCCAGGACAGTCCCCAGATCAGGTTTCTTATAATGAGTATAAGAATCCAAATTACTATTGGGCAATTCTACTGTTGAATAACATTACCGATGTTAGATCTGAGTGGCCCATTGCACCAGATGAACTAGAGGAATACGTTAATAACAAGTATGGTGATAAAATTGATGATATTAGACACTGGGAAACAGATAGAATTACAGATACTGAACTTGGTATTGTACTAGAACAAGGAACTATCATTGAATACTACCAAGGTACTACTGCTCAAAAAGCAACAAATTACCTCCCAGACTGGTCATTTACCTACTACACAACGTCTACAACCAATGGCATTACCACACAGGTAGTTAACACTGTAACCGCATCACAGGGTCTTACAGCGGTGACTAATCGTGAATATGAATACCAGTTGAATGAAAGTAAAAGAGATATTATTATTCCAAGAAAAAAATACTTATCTTTATTAGAAGAAGAACTAGAGACTCTACTTGCTTACGATACTGAGTACAAGATAGATCAAAACGGTTTTAGAATTTCTGAACCTCTAGTTAGATCTAAGTAAAAAAAAGAGGGGTAGTCAACCCCCCATAAAGACTATTGCAGTATTCTCCTACAGATACGTTTACATGATCCTTGGTCATCGTCACATTCAATCAAACAATTATAATAATCATTAATCAAATCTAACTCTTCATTATGTTTATCTACAGTCTCTGCAAAATGTCTCCATTCTGCGAGCTGATTGTACGATACAAGGTTGTGCATAATTCTCCATGCAATAGTTACTTAATAACAAAGAATGATTTTTTCTTACATTATGTTATCCCGAAGATGTTTGTATTATATGTGATCCCAAACAAATTGTAAATCCGTATTTGTACTCATAAAAAAAGAGGGGTAGTCAAAGCGACAAACCACCCCTTCTTATATTGTGTGACCCGCACGATCAGCACATAACTATTTATATCACTCTTCGGCAAGTCGAGCGAAGTATGACATAGCATCATCATCTTCGTCCTGCACAGGAGAACGAGATGCACCGACACTCACAGTCTCAGAAGTTGTAGACATTTCCGGCTGGAAATCTTCTTCATCTTCAACCTCATTGTCGATACGAGGTTGTTTACGAGTGTTCAGGACAGTGTTCATACGTTTCTCAAGTTCCTCGTAAGTCTTAAACTGTTCTGCAGAAGTCAGTTCAGCAAGAGAATACTGGGTCTTGTAGATTGCTTCGAGTTGGGTATCATCGAAGTCACCAAGAGTAGAAGGAGAATCAAACTCCGACTTATCATAGTTCCAATAACCATCAAGTTTGCGAATCTTCAGTTTGAAGTCAGCACCTTTCCAGAAATCGAAAGGATTGATGGGAGTTTCATCAGCAAATGCAGGTTGCATTGCTTCAACAATCTTGTCATGGATCTTCTTACCATACTTGTAAAGGAAGACTTTACCTTCATTCTCAGGATGAAGAGGATCCTTCACAACATAGATGTTGGAGTAATAAGACAGTTTACGTTTCTGTTTACGAGCAGTCTCTTTGTCACGATCAGAACCAGAGTTCCAAAGTTGACGATTCATATCACCAACAGGATCAGACTTACCAATAGTCGTAAGAGAGTTTTCAATATACCATCCACCAGGACCTTGGAATGCATGACTAAAGATCTTTGCCCAAGGAAGATCTTCCCCTTCAGGTGCAGGAAGAAATCGAATGACTGCATAACCATTACCCGACTTGTCCATCTCGGGCTTCCAGAGATTATCATCCCTAGAGGAACCTTCACCCGAGGAAACCTTTTCCAATTCGCGGGTCAGTTTTTCAAAAGCGGAACCAGAGTCGCGCTTGAGTGCAGAAAAAGACATGTGTGTTCTCCGTATTTGTTCGTATTTGGTCTGTGTGGTGTTGTCCACCTAATCATTATAATCGGTTTGGGTCGGACAGTCAACCCTTTTGATTTTTTAAAATCTCGTTGGCTTTATGGATGTCCGCTTCCATATCGACAAAGACTTCATCGATATGCCCATCGTATCCAAGCATGTTAGCACATTGTGTTAGATGCTGAACGAATTCAGCTGCATCTTTTTCCTCGGAATACTTTGCTCTGAAGTACATAATCTTTTGAAGTTCAACTACCCTAGAGATTTTTTCCAAGTATTCAATTTTTGTTTCCATAGTAATGCACCCACCCATGCTTAGTTGCATCAGTCTTTGATATAGATCAAAGAGTTCTGCTGCTTCGGCTCTGATGTGAGCTTCGTCAAAAAACGCCATGTGCTAACTTCTCCATCAGGATACTCTTGTATTTATTCTTATCCACTGACAAAAATGGTTCGTATTTCACTACCTTTTTTTTGATCGTGGGCCAAACAACTGGTTCTTTGATTTGTTTGTCAAAGTCTGGAATGTAATTGAGTAATTGATTCAAGATCACCAGTGTCTCTAGGGTAATTCTATCACCCATATAAGCTTGAATCAAGTATGGGTGTTGTCCTAATTTACATTTGAATATATCCTCAAAGGAGCATATTCCTAACATATAATCCATGTCATTATCAAATGTGTTTGACATCGATTGAATTTTTTTCTTCCATTCTGTATATGTTTTTGAATTGTAGACAGAGATATCCCCAATCCAAGTACTACTATTTTCTACAAAATGAGATACAAAAAATTGAAGGATAGTTACCTCATCAAACTTGGAAGCAAGTTTCTTGAAGAAGTATCTATCCTTTCTTTTTTCAAAAGACTTCTCTGATGCTCTAGACTTTCCGTTGAAAGTAAAGTAATTGTAAGTATCTTTTGTAAAATGTAATTTGATTGCTAAGTAAGTTTTGTAAACTTCAAATCCAGTCACAGTGGCAACTTTGCTCTAGTAGTTCGTTTAATACAGTTAAGTCTTTGTGCATCAGCACGAAGTTTTTCCTTAAGTGGTTTGGAAATTAAACGACCAATTCCTTCGAGTTCAATTTGATTCTCTTCACAATAACAAATAACAGCTTCAATATAATTGAGTTCACCTTTACAGTCACGAACAATCTGCTCAATCTCCATAGAGAATTTAGAAGCAGTTAAGAATTTACCTTCCAGTAGATTCTCTAGTTCGTCCTTTTGATTACTCATTATGCTGTTTCCATTCTCTGATGTACTGCAAAAGTAGTCTAATATACTTGTTTTTGTCAGACTCTTCATAGACTTCACACTCTCCATTTTCGCAAGACATAATAATAACTAATTTTTTAACTGAGATACCAGTTAGTTCATATAACATACAAGCATAAGCAACTGCTTGTACAAAATAACCATCAATCCATTCTCTAGGTTTAGGTTCTTTTGATGTTTTGAAATCAACTATAGCAAGTTCACCATTATATTCTGCAATGCAGTCAACAGTACCTGCTATCCCCAGTCTCTTACTATATAGGGACTTTTCAAGAGCGTGTATATTATCTAATTTGTTTAGACTTGGTTTTGCAAACTTGAACAGTAGTTCTGATAATGGTTGTACCTCTGGTAGATTTTCATTTTTAAGATAATGTTCTACCAGGGTATGCATATCTGTGCCACGACTCGCAGCACGTTGAGATATTTTGTTTGCAGTTTCTGCACCTACTCTTTGTCTCCATTCAGAAATAGATTTTCTAGATTGGAAACTAGTAACAGTGGTAACAGAAACTAATTTGGTTACTTCATCACCAGGGATTCTATAGAATCTTTTACCATCGATCTCCTCCCGTTTTAGTTTAGAAGGCAGATCGATATTCACATGATTAAACATTAGAACCCAGCATTAATTTTAGCAATTAAGTAACTTCGGATAAGACCAGAACGAACAATATCAGGAATATTAAATTCAGTACAACCAAACTCTTCCATGCTTTGAATGATACTCATAAAGTTAAGAATACCATTTCGTTCGTTAGTTTTAACGAGGTCAGATTGGACAGCATCACCAGAGAAAATAATCTTGGTATCTTGACCAACCCTTGTAATTATACTATCAAGTTCGTGAAAGTTCAAGTTCTGCATTTCATCTACGATGACGATTGCATTATCCAACGTAGTACCACGAATAAAACTAGTACTCCAAAAAGAAATAGTTTCTTGTTCTTTTAGTTTGTCGTAGAGAACTTCAAAAGAAGCATCATCTGGCATTTCGAACATGTATTGGACCATGTTCTTGTATGGAATTTGATACAGTGCAGATTTGTCTTCATGATCTCCAGGAAGGAAACCAATCTCTCTAGTAGCAACTAGAGATCTGACAATGTAAATTTTTTCAAATGGAGTGTTAGGATCTAAAACACTTTTTAGAGCCAGGTATAGGGCAACAAATGTTTTACCAGTACCAGCACAACCATAAAGACACAAGTTTTTATTGTTTTTCCAATCTTCAAAAACTTTGTCTTGTGCAGGAGTGAGAGGTTCTATACTTAGAAGTTGATCGATGTTGATCGGTTTCTTCCGACGCATCACTTTAGCACTTGTATCAGCGAGAGATTGTTTTTTTCTTGGCATAATTGTACTCAGACTTCAAATGTTGCGCCAGGGTGCTTGTTCTTGATATTAGTCAAGACTTCTTTGAACCCTGTATCAACTTTATTTTTCCATTCGCCAGTTTCGGCAACACCTGCTACACCAGCGGACCAATCTTTATCCCAATCAGGATTTTGATCTTTCCAGTCGCAGTATTCTTTCATTGACATTCGGAGTTCTTGTTTCTCCCCAGTCACTTTGTTAACAACAGGATAAGTAGGCATAATTTTGAATGGTATAGTTTTATTTAGTCATACCCAATCTGGTTTTCTGGATGGGTTACGAAGATAATTAGATGCAACCCAAGGTTTGGATGCGATATACATTTTGTAAGCAGTAAAAGTGTCAATGCTTGTGTCATGTTTAAACTCATCTGGCAT